ATAAAGTCCCTGGCACTAACAAGGTTAGCACCTGAGTGAGAAAGATTTTCTGACGTATTTGAATACGCACCGACTATCACAGCTCAAATAAATAATAAATTAGTATTTGATGAATATAACCAAATCGTCTAATAAAGACATAAATTCTGTTATAAACTATAATAAGGGTTCTTCTAAACTGAAGAAGTCCATCCCAGTTAGTGGTGAAAAAATCACAACTAAAAGGAATAAGAAATCGACCAAACCGTTTACAGGATCAAAATCCAGTAACGGTTCCAGTGGTAATTTCAGAAGTAAAGGGACTATCAAAAGCAATTTAGCTTTGATGGTACCCATATTTAAACCTTTAACTCACCATAGTGAGGAGGATCTTAAATATTTCTTCACAAAGATGGTAGAAACACATAACCAATTGATTATTAATCTTGGCGTGATCTACGGAACAAAGCATTACAAGGCAATTTGCCAGTATTGTCTCCTTCTTTGTGAGGGACACCGTCCTACAAATGTGGACAGAGTGTCAATCGGTAAGGTTGATAAGTGGCCAAAAATATTTGGTTTCTTAAGACCAGTCTATCACTCTATTGTACCTACCTTAAGTGGTAAGGTACAAGAACCTGAAATTAGAGCCGAAAATCTTCGGCTCTTACAGACGTTATTCAAAGTGAATAAGGTTTGTTCCGATTATTCTGAATTGGACGTTGAAAATTTACAACGTACCTTCGAACTTTCTCGTGAATGGGAGGATTCTTTTGTAGAATACCTTCAAGACACGATGGGCGATACTCCTCCTATCGAAACTAATAGTTTCAGGATAGATGGTTTCCTTGGGAACAAGAAAGGACCTAATGGTATTACCAAGGTCAATTCTGCAGGTATGGAGGCGGCGAAATTACTTTCGTCACCCCTTCACAAAAACTTTAAATTGTTTTGTGAAATTACCGATAACCTCGCCTTTTATGAATATTTCCTGCAATATGCGGAAAGATTCAATGCTAATAATCCAAATTTCGACCTTGATAAGGTGAAATTGAGAAAATTAGTAGCGGTTCCAGATGTCGGAAATAAGTCCCGTACAGTCGCAATTTGCGACGTATGGACTCAAATGCTTTTAGAGCCTTTCGAGAAAGTGCTCAAACATAAGATGTCTCAGGAATTTTCCGAGAAATCTGCATATTTTAACCATGCTCAAGGTTTCACTGATGTGAATACACTTGAATGCAGAGACGATACAATATCGATCGATGCAGAAGCGTGGACAGACAATTTTCCAGCTCGTGTTCAATACCTAGTAGTGAAACAACGATTTGGACAGCAATTCGCGGTAGCCTGGCAGGCTATGGCGATTACTTGTCGGTGGAATGTCGGTAATACCGATCATACCATAAAATATGGTAAGGGACAAGGCATGGGAACCAAAGGTTCCTTCATGGCTGCGTCGTATTCTGATCACCATGTGATAGAACACACCTACAAATCACACTACGGACAAATTTTGCCGTATATGAAAGTAGGAGACGACTTGGTTGTAACAGATCCTGAAAATATTTTCAGAGAGATGTACAACTCAATAGGAGTCCCTATCAATAAAAGCAAAACTAAGGGAGTAGCACCTAATGGTCATTTCTTAGAATTTGTTTCAAGAAATAGCTGGAATGGTTACGATTACTCGGCCATATCAGCTAAACTTGTTGCAAAAACGTTAAAACAACCGTTCTACATACCAACTTTGGTTGGTCATTTAGAAGAGCGTTTGCCAAATGGACGAATTCCAACTCTTGAATCTATCCTTTCGGTTAGTCAAGAGTATGCGTCATCAAAAGATCAGTATGAAGTGCATAAAGCATCCACTATTGAACTAATGAAGGTGTATAAGGAACTCTCCGGTAACCATCTCATTGAGATTGAGGATACCGCTGCAATAGGAAATCTAGATAAGCTTAGGCTTTCTATGATTCTAAAAATTGCAGATATCACTAAGAAGAAATTCAGTTTGAATTCTGATAGTGATGAGATCAATTTGGCGGAAGAACACTATAGTGAGTTCATTAATAATGAATACACTGATAAGTGGCTGTACTTTAATGATAAAGACTTCTCCTTAAAGGATATAGAACTTTTCAATTATTTCCAGCAATTCCATAAAACGTCATTACAGATCAGGGAGGCCGCTATGCAGGATGGTTATATAAATAACTTATCAAGCTTCGCAGTCACCTCCGAGTCTGTTAGTGATTCTCACGAAACGTCCTCTGAAAAACATCATGACCAATTAATTTTGGCCTGTTTGACAGAGGCAAAATGTAAGCTGGAAGGAGTAAAAATTATTTACGACCTCAGCTCGTCTTCACCGAAGAATTCTCGTCCTATGACGGAATTGCTCAAGAGTCTCAAACAATGTTTGAGTGAATCTAAGAATGAAGCGTTTAACAGTGAACTCGGTCCAAAGGACAGATTCCTGTTATCCACATTAGGATTATCACGTTTATACAAATCGATCCAGGATCGACTGTTAAAGTAGATAATACGGTAGACTATACCATCACCAAATGACAGCAAAGTCTATAAAAGCAGTACTTAAC